CATCTTTGGCAGTTTAAGAATACGGCAAAGATCATAAACGACCCGTCTTGGGGGTTTTGTGGGTTTTGGGGGGGATTCGACATACATTAATGAGCAAGGCCGTAAACAGCCGTGCTATTACATGACAAAAAATGGATTCTCATTTTTGGTAATGGGCTACACAGGCAAAAAAGCTGACGCTTTTAAAGAGGCTTATATAAATCAGTTTGAAGTCATGGAAAATATTCTTAAGGGCAAGCTTATAGAACGAGAAAAGGGGATCGCAGTCAGGCAGTCGCTCACGAAAGCCTTGCAGCAGTCTACTGAAAACGAAAGAATGCGCGGTCATGCGTATTCGACATATACAAACTGCATTTACAAGGTTTTGTTCGGCATGAACGCCAATAAGCTGAGAGAGCATTACGGTATTCCCAAAAAAGATAATCTCCGCGATTGTTTTACAGCGGAACAGCTCAGAGATATAGAAAGCATGGAAATGCTCGTGTCGTCTTTGATTAATTGCGGCTGGGGTTACGACCGGATAAAAAGCTTCATAGAAGTAACGAATGTTAAGAAAATAGCTTGTTAAGCGTTTCGGCAATAGCCGGAGCGTTATTTTTATATATCACTAAAAAAGAAAGAGGTAGAATTATGAAAAGAAAATCAAAGAAAATACTTGCAGCCGTAATGGGGCTGACGTTGATGTCGGCATTGTCTGTCGGATGTCAAAGACAGTCTGAAAGAGTATCGTACAATATTTCAAAGCAAGCTGATAACTTTAACACAATTAGGCAAATAACCGTTATTAACTGCATTCAGGGCGATGTACTTTTTCAAATGACCGGAAAAATGTCCTTAAATGTGGATACCGCAGAAAATCAGCTTGAAATAATAGTTGAAGATGAAAACGGCGCATATAAAAAGCATTTTATAGGGCTATCAGATAACGTTACTTATACGGTCGAAGATGTTACGGATAATTACGTTGATAATTACCACTATACGCTTAACTTCAATCCGAATATGTGGATTCCGGTAAACTTTGAAACTATTGATTAAGCGCTTTTATGAGCGCTCTTTTCATGCCCTGAGCACGGCATAAAACTGCTTAAATATTTTTTGGAGGTAATGTTATGGCAGAAGAAGCTACCGTAAACAATCAGAATCAAGGACAGAATCAAAATGCTGGCAATTCCGATACGCAGTCCGTTAATGCCCGCGAAATTGACTACGGCAAAATCGCCGAAATTGTTGCAAACGGCACAGAACAGAAGGAATCGGAAATACTCAGGAATTATTTTAAACGTCAGGGATTGTCTCAGGAGGAAATGTCAGCCGCGATCAACGCCTATAAGGAGGAAAAGGCAAAGAATACTCCCGATTTGAATGAAATCCAGTCGCAGCTTGCACAGGCGCAGAAAGCCGCCTTGACGGCAGAGATTCAGCGAGCCGGCGCTCTGGAAGCCATTACAATGGGAATTGACGTAAAGACAGCGCCGTATATTCTTAAAATGGCGGATATGAGCGGAGTTACCGGAGAAGACGGAAAGATCAATCAGGAGGCGTTGAAAAACGCTATAGCAAAGGTATTAGAAGACATACCCCAGTTAAAGCCGCAGGTCGGCGGAGCTAAAGGCTTTAAATTCGGGGCCGATGGAGATTCCGGAGACAATAACGCGAACAACGACGCTCTTAAAGCGGCGTTCGGGCTTTAATACAAGAAAGGATGATATAAATGGCAGTATATGATTACGCGACAACCTTTACAGGCTTGCTTCAGGAGAAATATTCAAAGGAGCTTTGCTCAGACGCACTGACTAAGAGCAATATGCAGGTGCAGTTTATCAATGCTCAGACTATCAAGCTTCCAAGAATGACGCTTAGCGGTTACAAGGATCACTCGAGAACGCCGGGCTTTAATTCCGGTACTATGTCAAACGATTGGGAGCCTAAAAAGCTTGAACATGACAGAGATATAGAGTTTTTCATCGATCCGATGGATATCGACGAAACTAATCTCACGCTTTCAGTTGCAAATATTCAGAACACATTTGAGACTGAGCGTGCTATTCCCGAAAAGGACAGCTATCGTTTTTCTAAGCTTTTTGCGGAGCTTACAACTTACGGCGGAAATATCGACGCTACCGTTTTGACAGCGGCTAATATACTTGATAAATTTGACGATATGATGACCGCAATGGACGAGGCGGCAGTGCCGGAGGAGGGCAGAATTCTGTACGCAACTCCGACTGTCAAAAAGCTTCTTAAACGCGCGGAAGGTATTCAGCGTAATATCGATGTGAGCAGCCAGTCGGGAATTGACAGGCGGGTGCATAGTCTTGATAACGTTGAAATAAAAAGCGTTCCATCCGCCAGAATGAAAACGCAGTACAATTTTACGGACGGCTGTACTCCGGCAGACGGGGCAAGACAAATAAACTTTATTCTTATTCATCCATCCTGCGTTGTTTGTAGGGATAAGTACAGCTATATCAAGCTTTTTACTCCTGGAACAGACAGCAGGACCGCAGACGGTTATTTGTATCAGAACCGCAATTACGGGGATCTGTTTTTGCTTGAGATGAAAAAAGACGGTTGTGCAATGAACGTAGAGCCGGCAACTGTTGAGGAAGAGAATACGGAACAGGAAAGCGTATAAGGAGATGATAAAATGAAAGCGATAAAAGGAAACAAGGTATACGATATAACCGAACAGGAAAAGCAGTCGTACATAAGCCGCGGCTTTGATATACAAGACGAAGACGGAAATATAGTTTCCTACGGCAAAGGCAAAAGCGTACCGTTCAGCGAATATGAAAAGGTAAGATCAGAGCTTGAAAAGCTGAAAACCGAACGTGAAACGAAGCCGCCTAAAAAGGAAAACAAATGATGTACGCAGACAGCGCATATTATGCCGACGTCTACGGCGGTACGACAATACCGGAAGAATCTCGTAATAAATACCTCGGTTTTGCGTCAAGACACGTTGATTCCCTGACCTACAACAGGATAGTGGGCCGGGGATTTTCTGAGCTTACGCCTTTTCAGCAGAACATTATCCGCGAAGTGGTTTGTCTGCAAGCGGATTTTGAATATGAAAATGCCGACGAAATCGGTAGTATACTTTCCGGCTATAGTATCAACGGGGTATCGGCTCAGTTTGGAAGCTCGTGGAACGTTTACACGGATAAAGGGGTAGCAATAAGGAGCGATGTTTACGCGCTGCTGTCCCAGACAGGTCTGTGCTGCAGATTAATGAGGTGATTAAATTGAAATATCCGTGTCTTGTGCCGAAAAGACTGTGCAGAACTCCCGTTATCGTTGAAATAGAACAGGAAGGGCTTAATAAATACGGAGAGCCGAATAAAAGCGTTGTTATAAAAGAAATGTGCAATTATCAGGATAGCGGCCAAACAATTCTCACCGCTGAAAAAAAGCTTATACAACTTTCCGGTACAGTTCTTTTCACCGGCGATATAGCGCCTGAAATACCGAATATAACAGGCGGTACGGTAACGGTAAACGGAAGTTTAAGGCGTATTTTTAAAGGACAAAAGGCGAGAAATCCTGACGGCTCCGTAAATTATACAAGATTGGATCTGATATAATGCAAAAAAATGTAAGCTGTAATATAAAGCTGAATGAAACAGCTATTAAACAGCTTGAACGCGCGCAGATAACGGCTCTTGAAAAAACTGCCGAATTTATCCACACCGATGTTGTGCAATCGCAGACGATACCGTTCGACGTGCCGACGGAAAAAGAAAAAGCGGCGGGCAAGACAACCGCCGGAACATTACAGAACGAAAAGCATTTTATCGATTCGACACAAAGTAAAATAGGTAAGGTATTCGTCTGCGTTGAGGGACCCTACGCCCGACGGCTGTATTTTCACCCTGAATATAATTTTGATAAGGGCGAAAATCCCTATGCCGGCGGAAAATGGTTTGAGCCTTACAAGGACGGAGGGAAAAAGAATTTAAAGGTCAGGGCGGCGTTTAAGCAATTTTATAAACGGGAAACGGGGGTATGAAATGCTTTATCTGTCCGATATACGCGATTTTATCGGAACAATGGGAATAACTGACGACGAAAAGGTTTACAGCGGCAAAATGCCGGATAAGAACTTCAAGAGTATAGGAGTTTATAATCTGAAACGTTCTCGTCCGCCGAATATACCGGTGGGAGGATTGAAAAACAGCAGCTATGGCGTAAGGTCCGTTTCTCTGCTTTGCCATTGGAATAAAAGCCAGCGTGAAACAGAGCGCGCCGCTCAGCGGCTGTGGAATGAGCTTTACAGTACGAGAAATTCGGTAATAAACGGAAACAGAATACTGTTCGTAATGCTGTTGCTCGATGAGCCTGTATCGGTTGATACGGATGAAAACGGTATATATGAATATGTAATTGAATGCGATTTTTATTATGAAAGGAAGGAATGATTAATATGGCTGGAGAATCAGTTAAATATACCTCCGGAGTTCACGCAAATTATGATATTGCCTTTAGAATAGATACGGCGGGGTTAAATTTCACGGACGGTCAGGCAATGCCTAAAAGCCCTAAAACCATAAGCGACGCCGAAGGGCTTTCCATAAGCATTGACGGAGGAGTCGAGGAATGGAATCCGATGGACGGTGAAGGTTGGACTAAAAGACTTGTAACAGCTAAATCCATTACCATTTCAATGACCGCGAAAAGAAACAGCGGCGACCCGGGGAACGATTATATAGCCGGCTTATTTATGAAAACGGGCAACGATTGTTATTCGTTTTTTGATATAATTTTCCCCAACGGCGACGAGCTGGGGATTCCGTGCGTTGTTAATGTAACGTCTCTCGGCGGCGACAGTACGGCAATAGACGCTATGGAGTTTGAAATTTTAAGTCACGGAAAGCCGGAGTATATAAAGGGATCGGCTTCGGTATAAATTGACAAAAAAAGACACCTGTGGTATAATAACCGTGCGGGTGTCTGCATAAAACGGTAGGCGGTTCAATTCTTCCTCCAGTATTGGAGGTGAGTTACTATGGGCATAATGGAAATACTTACTTTATTACTTGTAATTATTGAAATAGTTAAGCTTGGTAACAATAATAAAAGAAAATAACCGCCCCACTCCTACATAGGGCGATTATTATTTACGCTGTATTCGGAGGTGAACCGCTTATCGCAGACGCCCCTTTTCATTTATTATTATACCACAATTTAATAAAAAGTCAAGCGTTTCGTAGAGGAACGCTTTTTTCATGCTTAAATTTAAGAAAGAGGTAAATAAAAATGATTGATATTTCAAAAAAAATTACAAACGAGCTTCCCGTTATTAAGATAAGCGAAAACCTTATTGTTTCTGTAAACAACAGAAAAAGCAATGTGCTTACAGTTCAAGCAATGATAGCGGAATCGGAAAACGCTGAAAAAAGCGGCAAAAAAGCCGATGAGTTTAAATTCATGGATACCGTTCTGAGAACGCTTACAAATTCGAAAACTGTCGACGAGATTAATAGTCTTGATCTTCCTTTGCCGGAGTATAAGACGATATTCAACGCAGTAATGGCCGCGTGCTCCGGTCAGACGCTTGAAGAGTTTGAGGAAAGCCAGAAACGATTTCAATAATAAAACAGAATATTGGTACGACTTATTTGACGATTGGGAGCTTATAGAAGCGTCGTTTGCCGCTCAGTATAACATACGACTGAGAAATGAGGAAAACATGTCCTGGCCTGAATTCTGCGCTTTACTGTCCGGTATCATGCCGGACACTCCGCTGGGGCAGATCGTTTCAATACGTTCTGAAAAGGACCCGAAAATTATAAAGGGATTTAATAAGGAGCAAAAGAAAATACGCTCCGATTGGCAAAAGAGAAAATCAAAGCAAAGAAAAATGGACAAAGGAACTTATGCTAAGTACTGGGCCAGTTTTCAGGAAATGGCAAAAGCGGCCTTTTCTAAATAGAAAGGAGGTATCTGATTGGGAACTAATGTGGGTAGCATAAATTTAGGACTAAATATTGATCCTACTGCTTTTACTAAAGGCATTTCTTCCGCTAAAACTTCGGTTAAAAACTTTTTTAGTTCTGTTTCAAAAGATTCGGAAACAGCGGTCAAAACTATCGGAATTAGCTTTGAATCGGCAAGGTCTCAAGTTGGCAAATTAGCGGCAGAATATAAAAAACAAGGAATGTCGGCAAGTGAAGCAATGGCAAAGGCGTGGAAAGATGTTGACTATCACAGTAATAACGGCAGTAAAAGTGTTAAAAAAGGATTAAAAATTATAAAAAATGAATCTAAAAGCACTGCTGAAGCAATGACGTCTAATTTTTCAACGGCGTTTAAGAAAATTGCTGTACTCGCCGTATCTGCCTTTTCATTAAAAAAGGTGATTGACTTTTCGAAATCCTGTCTTTCCTTAGGCTCCGACCTTGCGGAGGTACAAAACGTTGTAGACGTAACCTTTAAGTCTATGAGCTCGGGGATTAACAGCTTCGCTCAAACCGCAATAACCCAGTTCGGACTGTCAGAAACCGCCGCCAAGAAGTATGCGGGAACGTTCGGCGCAATGTCAAAGGCTATGGGACTTTCAGAATCGGCCGCATACGAAATGTCTACGGCCGTTACAGGGCTTACCGGAGACGTTGCGTCGTTTTTCAATCTTTCGGCTGATGAAGCGTATACAAAGCTCAAATCAATATGGACGGGCGAAACGGAAACGCTTAAAGACTTAGGCGTCGTTATGACGCAGACCGCACTTGATAATTATGCCTTGAACAACGGCTTCGGCAAGACCACCAAGAACATGACGGAACAGGAGAAGCTTATGCTGAGGTACCGATATGTCATGTCGTCGCTGTCTGACGCTCAAGGCGACTTCGCCCGTACTCAGGACAGTTGGGCAAACCAAACAAGGGTACTAAGCCTACGGTTTGAAAGCTTAAAGGCGACGCTTGGGCAGGGCTTTATAAACGTTTTTACTCCCATTTTAAAGGGATTAAATATGCTTCTCGGCAAACTGCAAACAGTGGCTAACGCGTTTAAAAGCTTCACTAACGGACTTATGAATAAGGACGGTATAGAATCGGCGTTGTCGGGCGGTACCACAGAAGCGGCGTCGTTGGGCGCGGGAATAGCCGACGCCGGAGACGAAGCGGTAACGGCGGCTAAGAAAGCCAAAAAAGCTTTAGCCGGTTTTGACGAGATAAACACGTTAAGCTTCGGCGATTCCGAAGACAGTACGGCTTCAGATGTCGGAGCTGGTTCCGGCAGTATTGATTTAAGCGGTATCAACGAGGCGAACAGCGCCGTTGACAGTATGGCTGAAAATATGGGGAAAAAATTCAGAGGCGTTATAAATTCTGCGGGAAATCATTTTAAAAAGGTTTTTGGGTCGCTTAAGAAATGGGGAACTGTAAACTTTGCCCCTATATTTTCGGGAATATTTGACGGTTTATCAAAGAACGCAACTACACTAATGCAGACATTAGAAGGAATATTTGCTGATATTAAGTCATTGGGGGAGCCTCTGAAAGCGTATTTTGCCGGAGACTTTACTATTTATTTACAGGCGGTTTTTTCGAATCTTGGAATAATTATAAACGGTTTATTTGACACGTTTAATACGGTGTTTTCAGATATATGGAATCTTGCGGTTTTCCCTATGCTCCAAAACTTTATAATTTTAGGTCTTCCCGTTATAACACAGTTTGCGACGGAGTGCTGGAATACTCTCGGAACGCTTTTCACAGAAATAAAAGAAATCTTTGATACCCTGTGGTCCGAAGGGGTAACACCTGCGCTTACGCTGATTTCTAAAGTGTGGGAGGGTCTTTTGCAGTCCATGTCAGACTTCTGGGCGAAATGGGGAGCGCCCATATTTAGTAATTTTAGGACAGCTATAAGAAAAACGGGCGATACGCTGCAAAATATATGGGGTAGCATTTTAAAGCCGATTTGGGATAATATCATGAGGGTTGTGGATGAATTATGGACTGATCATCTTAAACCGCTTGTCGATAATTTCCTTGATTTTGTGGGAGAATTTGTAAACGGCGCTTTCGAAATTTATAATAAGTTTATATCTCCTGTTGTGAATTGGTTAGTTAATGTTTTCGGTCCTCCTGTATCAAAGGTTTTTAATACAATTGTAGATACTGTGGGTAAAATGGTAGGAAACATTGTCGACGCCGTTAGTGGTATTATAACCGCATTAAAAGGTGTGGTACAGTTTGTTTCCGGAGTATTTAGCGGCGATTGGGGAAAAGCATGGGAAGGTATCAAAAATATATTTAAAGGCGTATGGGACGCGCTGGTATCAATTATAAAAACGCCTATAAATGCTGTTATAGGTTTGATTAACGGCATGCTTTCAGCTATTGTCGGAGCAGTTAATGCTGTAATTCGTGCGCTGAATACCATAAGTTTCGATATACCCGATTGGGTTCCGGGAATAGGGGGAATGCATTTCGGTTTTGACTTCGGAGAGCTTACACCTCCGCAAATTCCGTATCTTGCCAAAGGCGGACTTGCATATCAGCCGACGCTTGCAATGGTAGGAGACAACAAAAACGCCCGGACGGATCCGGAGGTTATTTCGCCTCTGTCAAAGCTGCAAGGAATCATATCCCAAAGCGGCGGAAACGGCAACGACCGTATATACGAACTGCTGATGAAAATATACGAGCTGCTCAGACAGCTTGACCTTGTCGCGCAGTTCAATATTGACGGGCGTATGCTCGAGGAGGTAATCATACAGCTTATGAATAAAAACTCATTTATAACAAACGGAAGGTGATGGGATGAATTTAATTAAAATCGGGAGCTATAATACGCCGCCGCCTGTATCATATTCTGTTACGGCTTCCGATCTTGACAGCTCTGAAAGCGGCAGAAGCGAATCGGGGTATATGTCAAGAGAACGTATAAGAGGCGGCGTTAAAAAACTAAACGCGACATGGAGGGTTACAACAGACGAGCTGCTGGCGCTTACCTCCGCTATTTCAGCGCCGGCGTTGAACGTTACCTTTTTCTTTCCTGCAAACGGTTATTATGCTGAAAACGTAACTATGTATGCAGGGGACAGATCGCTTAATCTGATAACAAATATTGACGGGGAAAATGCGGCTCAATGGGAATTCAGCGTTAATTTTATCGAATATTAAGGAGGTTTTATGTATAAGGTAAGCGACGAATGCAGAGCGATTCTGAACAGTCCCGACAGAACTACAGATTTTTACTGTCAGGTTACATTTCCCGGCGGAAGCTTAAGGAGAATAGGCAGCGAGAATATAAAAAGCGGTACTGCCTATGTAAAAAGCAAGTGCGTAAGCGGCTCGGATTTCGAGCTGGGCGCCGTATGCATAGGAGAATTCGGCGTATCTCTTTTAGACGACAATATTGACAGCGGGAATTATCAGGGGGCGGCTAATTCCTCCCTTTCTTTGGGCATTCATTCGCAA